CCTTGCCTGTCATAGATTCTTGAACCGGCCTCCAGAGGTGCTCCTTAACGCCGTGCATTGTCCAGTCAATACTGGCCTTATGAGCCAAGACTTTCTCCATGCTCATGCCTGCGTCATTTAACGCCTCTGCCATTTGGTTGCACCAAACGTGCAGTGCTGAGTTTTGCTTTAAGCTGCGCTGCTTGCCTTTCTCCCACTTGATTACAAGGTACTTTTCTTTCTTGTACTCAGCTGTAATATGATCAATAAAGCATTTGAGCGCGTGCTCTGAATTTACAAGCCAGTGTTGGCCTTCGTTTATGTGCATTTGAGTCTCTCCTCATGATGCTTAATTTGCTCGTTAAAGTCGGCGATCATCTCCTCATAATCAGCCTTGTAAAGCTTATGAACTTCATTTTTGCGAGCGAGCATATCCTCGACATAATCTTTACCGTACATATCGATCATGTACAGCGTGTAGTTGTGAGCAGCCGATCCATGCTTCATTCCGAAACCGTTACAGCCTTTACATTGGCAATGTATATTAGTTTCATCAAGCGCAAACCGGCTGCAGCTACCTTTAGCAAGCCAATGGCCTCCGTCGGCTTCCTTGTAGTGAATTCTCTTACCACAAGTCACACAGGAGACCATCCCATGCTCGTCAGCAGCTTTCATCCTGACAAGCTTCTGCAGTAATCGTATAGCTTTCGCTCTAGGCGTTTCTTTGGCCAAAGTCTCTCCATATCATGTAAGTTTTCTCTGACTGCTTTGAGAACTGGCGAGGACGATCATGCAGCTTTCTGTTGCGACAGTGCGAGTTGATGGCAAAGTAAACTCTGCGCATCTCATCGTAGTCGTCAAAGCTCATCGCCTCGTTTTCCTTGAGCTTAAAAAACTCTTTAACGTACTTGTTGCGAGGAGCGCTCTGAATCTTAGTCAGAGCTCTCTCGTCTAGCTTAACTATATTCAAAATGGTACGTCCTCGTTTGAAATTGGAGCTGATGGAGCCGGAGCAGACTGGTTCATAGGCTTAGACCACTTCATGGAGATATAAGACGATCCGCCGTCCTGAGACTCGTTCCTCCAACCTTTGAGCGAGATCTTACCATTCTTGGTTAAAGACACGGCGCCACTTTCGTAGGCAGCCAGAAGCTCCTGCAAGGCCGCAGGATCGATTGACGCGTAGTAAGAATCGTCGTACTGGCTTTTGTTGATGCTAGTTAGTGTAGTAAATGCGTTGCTCATTGAGTTTCTCCGTTTCGTTTTTAACAAAGGTTGCGGCTTCTATCAGGATTGGTAGAGCCTTGTTGATAAGCTCGTCATTGCGCTTTACTTGAACAATGAAAGGCTTAGGAAAGTCTGGATGCCAAGCGCAGAACCAGTAAACCGATAACTCCAAGATAGCCATGGTTCCTTGTATCTGTTGGACGTATTCAGTTGGGACTTTTTTGCCGCGCATCCACTTAACCAGAGTAGAGGCACGAGGACACTTAATTTCCACGCCTGTGTCTACTCCATCAAGAGTGAATAGGCCGTCTGGAGAACAGCCTATGTCATGCTCGATGTCTAGGAAAAAGCCGACTTCTTTGATATCAGCTCCAACGATTGCGGCAAAGGTCTGACGAGCCTCGTCTTCACGTTCGTTGCCGCGCTCCATGTCTGCATTCTTAAACGTATCCACAGGATGCCCGCAGATACGCTCAGCGATAACATGGTTTAAGTAAGTGTCTCTGGTAGCGGACGCTGCTTTTTCTCCGCGAGTGGTAAAGAGAGACTTGAAGTTAGAGGCGCTAATCACTCCTGCACGCGCCTCTAGCCATTCTTGAGTGCCTTGTTGGCAATATACGGCTCGATAAGGCATTATTTTTGATTCCTTCTAAAGTCGATCTTGGACTGAATGACATCGGCCTGCTTCTGGTTAATAACCCATGTCTTGGCTTTAACAGCATCCAACGCTGCCTTCTCGGGTATGCCGAGCTCTGCCAGTTGTGACTTCAGATTCTGTATGCGCTCATCATCGACGATGTAAGTGCCAGTGGATACTTTGACAGGCTTTTGCTTGCGATCTCCGTTAGTAGCAAAATCAGCATCGTCATCTAGCTTAGGATCGCTGATGAGGAACAAGCTGCATAACAGATAACGCTTGGCGTAGGTATAGCATCCGCCGGTTGCCTGAGCGTGGCGCTCTTTCTTGTCTACCATGCAGGTCTGGCTGTAACTCTGGCCAGAAGGCATATGGTGCATATGTACACGCACGCCGGCCTCGTGTTCGGTGTTTATGTCCTCGAAGATAAACCTGATACCTTGATCGGCTAAAACGCTATGAATCGGCTCAAGCAGGTCTTCAAGCTTGTGGTACTTGTGACCGTTAGCAAAGCCGTTTACGCCGGTTTTTTCGGGTGTAACGAAGTTAGTTTGGGCTGCCCAGAAGGCATTCCAGAAGTGGCAATTTTCCATGGTGAGACTCCCATCTCTCTGTAAAGGAAGTGCAATCGTAGCAGCTGTTGATCTTGTGTGCAACTAGGCGAGTGAAAAAAGTTTAGGTGGGGTATGCTGACGTACCGGAGAGACGGCTCGTGATGGGAGATACAAGATGTAGTGGTAGGAGCTACATTACGTCAGCATATGTTGTGTATTGTACTATAGATATTTTTTTGTGTACACTGTCTGTCCGGTGTCGTAAATCCTGACCGGTAAAACTCAGCGATCATGGCCTATGGGCAGCCTGAAACGCCCAGATAGCACAGAACTCCGAGAGTGATGGGATCGCGCCCAAGTAGCAGAATGCGGGCGACAAACCGGCTTAGTGGACATATTAGGAGACTTGACGCGGTTACCAAGGATGGTGAAGGCGTTCCGGCAATAGAGAACTGTGGATTATGCTCTGACTGGGGACTAGGTGTCCCAAACCATCTAAATGACTTTTTTCTTTAAATAAGTGTGAAAAGTGTTGTACATAAGTGTTATTTCTGTATAATTAGAATCATAGAGAGGCGCGGTGCTTCTCACTAATGGGAGATACAACATGATTACTACTACTTACTTTTCTGTTGAACAAAAGACTTTTAACTCACGAGAAGGCTTGGGTGTTTGGGGTTGGAGCAAGGTTTGGGTTAATGGTAGAAAAATCACTGACCGTGCTGAAGCAGAAGCTTTATTAGAAGAAAAAAAGAATGATTACTGCCGTTGGTTAGCCGACGAGCTTGCTAAAGCTACAGACAGAGCTGTTGTTGCTCATTTAGGCAAATTAATCTCCAACGTCAATTTTCGCATTGTAGAGGACACTAAGACTTTTACTCATGCATCTCTATACGGCTACAGCGATGTTGATGCTTACGAGATAGTTAAGGTAATCAGCGACAAGACTATTGAGATTAGAAAGATGGACACTGAGCATGACATCTCTCATCTTAAGCAGTCTGTAGGTGGTTTTTTTGGACACGTTGAAAATCAGCGCAATCAAAAAGTTACCTACGCAAGCAATCCTGATGCTGAAGTCATTCGCATTCGACGCAAGAAGAACAATCCAGAAGAGTGGTGCAATGGAAACCTGCGTTTTGGTCTGACTGAAAAGCCTTACGCTTTTTACGACTACAACTTTTAATCTGACCGCGCCTCTTTGGAGGCGCATAACCTTGATGGGAGAATGACATGAAAATTATTGAGACGGTTCAGATCGGTGACAATGGCGATGGTACTTACAAAGTTTGGAGTAAGAGCCACGACGAGGTTGCAGATTGCAAGTCTTACCAAGAAGCATTGTTTGTATTTCAACAATTTTTTGGCGGCATTATGGATGAATACAACGATGCCGTTGTTGAAAGCGAAGCATACCGCTCAGGTTGGTATGATTAATCGGTAATTCTTTTAACCAAGCGCCTCTTCGGAGGCTATAACTTTGATGGGAGATGTTATGAGTAGCTTTGATGACTTTGTTAGTGAAAACCTGATCGACATGATTGATGAGCCTAACCGCTGTGTTGATCTTAATTCGTCGCAACAGGACGAGCTCGCAATTGCCGTGGTAGAGGATGACGGCGATTTCTTTGATTGGCTTTTGACTGAGATGAGCGTGCCTGAATTTAATCAGATGCAGGCTGACATGGTTAAAGCCTTTGCCGGCCGCATGAGCCATGATGATTTTTTTCTAAAGTATTCCGGCGCATTCGATGATGCTAAGCGCAACATTACTGAGCATTATGAAGACAAAATCTGGAATGCGTACTGCGATCATAGCAATCCTGCGCCAATTGATTATTACGCCGAGTACGGCTTAAAAAGGAGCGACTTCTAATGTGGTCATTAACGAGAGATGGTTTAGAGTTTGGCTATCACGCCAGAACTGAAGAGGACATCATCAAGTACAAGAACTGGTACATTGATGACCATGTAAAAGCTGAGGCCGCTGCGCTTCAGCTCCGCCTTTGGAATGAAACCCAAACCAAGATCCTCGATAGCGAGGCGCAAGAAATTGCTCGTGAGACTCTTGAGGACATAATTGGCTACAAGGAGGTCTTCAATGAAAAGCTCTAATATCTTCGCCGTCTTCGCGGCCATGTTTGTAATCTGTGCTTTGATGTTGGTAGGTTCGATGGATTATGAGGACGCCATCCTCGAAGAGCAGCGGTACTGCACTGATGTGGTTATTTGGAGAACCAACCAGATGACCACAGGCAGCCAGTCTTTTGGTCATCCTGACTACAAAGGCATCTACGATGTTGTTTGTGCGAAGTATGAGTATCAAGACAACCTGTTAATCACTGGGAGGTAATTATGTGGGATAAGTTTCTACCTACTCTGCACGCAGCAGAGGATCAGCTGAAGGAAGGTCTTGATAAAATCAGCGACGAAGAAGCTAAAGCGATTTATTCGCAGCTTGTGACCATTAACTCGGAGATGTATTGGCATTATCTTGAGCCTTATCGTGTCCGTCTGGGAATGAAAAAAAAGCAATGATTGAGCTGCGTCCTCATCAGATCACTGCTGTAGAAGCACTGAGAGATAGTCTGCGAGCAGGTAACAAGCGGATTATCCTCAGCGCTCCTTGCAGTATGGGCAAGACGATCATTGCCTCGTACATAGCAACTGAGGCGGTGAAGAAGAATCCAAAAGTTAAAGTCGCCTTCTTTTGTGATCGCTTGAAGCTCCTGCAGCAAACCACTGAGACCTTTGACCGACTGAACACTGACTACTCGGTGCTGCAAGCAGACGATCCACGTTACGATCCTTCCAAGAATATCCAGATAGTTAGCACTGCAACTGCCATTCGCAGATCGGGCTTTTACTACGACATAGCCATCATCGATGAAGCGCATCAGATGTACAAAGGTCTAACAGATCAAATGCGCAACTGGAGCCTAGTCACCTACATCGGCTTGACAGCCACGCCTTACGCTCGCGGGCTCGCAGCCGAAGGCTTATACCAAGATCTCATTGTTACCACTACGCCCAGAGACCTGATTGCGGAAGGATGGTTGTGTCCTACTGACTACTACATCGGACGCTCAGCTGATGTGTCTGGCGTTAGGCTAAAGAGATCATCTACAGGTAATGCTGACTATGATGCCGAAGAGCTCGGAAAAAGAATGCTAGAGGACGACACACTAAGCGGAGATATAGTGGCTAACTACGTCCGGCACAGCGACGGATTAACCAAGCGAGCAGTGTGCTTTGCTCCATCAATTGCCTACTCAAAGAATT